TGCTGAATGGTCCAAAGCCCCAGAAGCAACAATGGTGTTCCCCCGTGTTTCACAGTTTGATGAAGAAAAATCTGCTGGCATTTTTAGTTGGTTTATGCAGAACGCTTATGGTCGCGCATCAGACAGGTTCGCTAGAATACCAATGTTTAACGCACGTAAATGGAACCTAATTGCCGACATGATCCCTTTACTTAGCAAGGAAGAAGCATTAAAACTGAAGGCTTCTTTACCTGATCTGAACCTCCCGCAGCACGTCGTAGAGAATATCCTTGACAACATTCCACGGGCTAAAGGTACTGGCACATTAGAAAAACTTGACTATCTTGCTGGATATCGAGCAGTTGAGGACACGATCAACTTGTTGTTTGACTCACGTAAGAAAACATTGTTTGGTTACAACCATCGCCTCTTGTTCCCATTCTTTGATGCTTTCCGTGAAGTTAGCGTCCAGTTAGCAAAAACTGCAATCAACCCTCTTGCCACCCACAAGATCGATAAAGCTGCTGAGGCTTTAGGCAACTTGCAAATTGGTGGACCTGGTGAAACCAACATCATTGGCCCAGGAGATATCGACCAAGATGGAAAGAACGAAGGTTTTGTTTATCGTGACCCGCAAACAGGGTCTTTGAGTTTCAATTATCCACTTGTCGGTGGCGCAGCGCGAGCGTTGACTGGTATCCCATTTGACTACAAAGTGAGTGTTGGTTCTTTGTCGATGGCTACAAGCGTTATCCCGTCGGTTGGTCCGTATGTTGCTTTGACCTACACCGCTATCCCTAACAGGCAAGGTGAGGTTTGGGACAGACTAAATAAGGTATTCATCCCTTACGGTGAACCATCTAACGAATTGCAAGACTACTTCACTCCTTTGGCACTCCAGCGTTTCGCACAAGGTTTGGCTGCTGGAACACCATTTGAGCGTGTGTCACAGTTCTTAGGCAACCCGAACAATGACCCTGTGTATAAAACTTTGCAGAGCAGGGCGTTCATGGCCGAACTTGCTTCAGGTAAATACACACAAGACGAAGCTGGTGTTCGTGAAGCGATGCAGGCATCACAAGACAAGGGCAACACCCTATGGTGGTTGCGCGGTTTAACACAGTTCTTTTCCCCTGGCGCACCAATCAGCCAGTTCTACGCAGAACAAGACAGCAAACTGGTTCCGCTCGGTGTTCTATTGGACAGTATCCGAAAAACAGAAAACGACATTCGTGACAAGGGCGGCACGTTCCAAGATCAAATCGATGGAGTGGTGAACCAATACGGTGATCTTGTCCTACCGTATTTGGCTTCCATCAGCGAAAGTAATGTTCCTGGTTCAGAGTCCAGTAAAGCGTTCTACAAGTTCAAAAACGAAAACCCAGATTTGTTTAGGCGTTATCCAGATGTTGCAGGCTATTTTGGACCGAACACAAACGAGTTCGACCAAAAGATTTACAACATTCAGAAACGTGCAGGAGAACTTTCTGCTCTGCCGAAGGAAGAAATCGCTGCTCAGATTGAACAGTTGTGGGGTAATTTCCGTTACAACAAATATGATCGTGAGTTGACACAGGCTTTAGGCGAAACTCCTCTCAAATCATACGCTTTGAGCATGATGGAATCTCAAATCAAATCATCGTTGCCTAGTTGGAACAGGACACTTGCGTTTCAGGAATATAACGATGAGATCGTTAACTCGGTGAACTCAATTGTTAAAGCATCTATTGATCCGAAGTTGGCCAACTTGCCGGTTATGGCTCCATTGAAAGAGTATCTGGTGCAGCGTAACGCAATTGTCAATCTGATTACTCGTAGTTCTGGTTTGACTAGCGTCAACTCTTGGCGTAATAACCGTGGTGGTATCGTCGAGCGTGAGGCTTTGAAAATCCTTGGGGATCAAATCGCTGAAAAGAATCCTGCGTTTCAGGGCGTGTGGGATAGTGTTCTGTCCAGAGAATTCAAGACTTTAACCGAACAAGAAAAACTATTGGCTCAGACAGGACAGTTACCGTAATGGCTCCAAGACCTAGACAAAGTGGATCAACCACAACAACTACGCCTCCGGTTGGTCCAACACCGTCAACAACTGTTCCGGTGTCCCCTGAAGTTCAGGCAGCTCTTTCTTATGTTCAGCAAGTTTTAGGTCTTGGTGGTGGTGGTAGGGATGTCCTTGGTTTTGAAGGTCAAGGCGAATTCCAGAACGGCAGACTCATCCCATCTACATATACGGGACCTACCAAAACTGTTGGTGGTCAGCCAGTTCAACCGCAATACTTTGAAGGCGACGAACAAACAATTGCTACTTGGGACGCTGAGGATGTTATTGCTTGGCAGAAACGACTTGCTGCTGGAGGATACTTTTCTGGTGAGTCGTATCAACCAGGCATTGTTCGCCAGTCAACCCTTGACGCATATAAGCGGGCGTTGATTGATGCCAACCAAAGTTTCATTAGCGTTGAACAAGCATTGGAGCGTTCCAAGAAGTTCCCTTATTCGGGTGGTGGCGGTGGTTTGAAGAAGTATCGCATGACTGCTGCGACGGATTTGCAAAATGTGTTTGACAAGGTTTCCCAGAACGTGTTGGGTCGAACATTGGACACCGAAGAATTGGATAAGTTGGTTAAGACTTATCAGGGTGTTGAGTTGGCTGGACAGAAGTCGCAGGCTGGTGTTGCTGAACAGGCTCCTACTGCTGCTGCTTTTGCACAGAAAAAGATTGAAGCTGGTAATCAGGATGAGGCTGATGCTGTTCAGTTTGCAGGATACGCACAAACTTTAGAAAGGATGCTCGGTGGCTGAGACAAAGAATCCTCGTAAAGCGTATATTGACGCACAGATTAAGGCTGGTTCTACTAAGACACGTGCTGAGCTTGGGCGCGAGTATGACGAACAACAAGCAAAGAAGGCGACGACTGTTGCTAACCCTGCTGATCTAAGGGCAAAGGTTGACCGTTATCTTCCTGCGTATTCTTTTTTGTTGGACCCTAACGGTATTTTCGGTCCTGATGTCGCACAAGTGTTGGCTGATGCTGTAGCCCAGAATTATGATGCGACCCGTTTCGAGGGTGCATTGGCTGCAACAAACTATTTCAAGACTGCTACACCTGAGCAGAAAGCTTTTGCAAAGAAACAACTACCTGTTGAAAAGGCAAGGATTAGCTCTGAAGCGAACTCGCTAAAGCAGTTGGCTAAGTCATACAACTATGCGCTTTCAGATTCCGAGTTGCAAGCCGTTCTGACTGGTACTCCGATGCCTGGGACTGGAAAACCTATTTCGCAAGACGAATTGTTGAACAAGATGAAGATGTCCGCTAAGGGTGTTCTTCCTCACTTGTCATCTCAGATCGATGCTGGTTTGTCTTTGAAAGACATCAGCGATAACTACAGGCAGTATGCCGGACAGATTTTGGAGAGGGACCCAAACCAGATCGATATGTTCCAGGGTCCGTTCCTTGATGCGTTCGGTAATGCTCAGACTGGTCAGATGTCTTTGGGTGATTGGGTTGCGAAACTTAAATCTGATCCGCGTTACGGTTATCAGAACACGAAGGCCGCTAATAGGGATTCGCAGTCTTTGGCTTTGACTATTGCTAAAGCATTTGGAAAGGTTCGCTGATGAGTGACATTGGTTTTGGTGGTGTTGATTTTGGTTTGAACTTGGAGAACCTCAATGCTGAATTGGCTGCATATTTTGCAACTCCTAAAGGCCAAGCGAACCTTGCTGCATCAGGGTTGCAAGTACCGGATGTTACTGGCGGGGGTGTAGCAAAACCAACTGGAGGCGTTGCGACTAGCAGCGAAGGCGCGGAGATTGTAGACATTTATTATGAGGGAAGCGGCCCAAGCCGTATGCGTATCACCGTGTTCTCTAACGGCTACATCAAAAGGGTCTTGGCAGACGAAGGTAATGGCTCTAATCCAGTTTTCAGTCCTAACCCTGACGCACGTAACACAATCAAAGCAGTTCTTTCAACCTACGGTCTGGAATCGTTGGCAGATGTGTTGTGGAACAACTATACGTCAGGGCTGGTTGACATCAACAATGAGCAAGCGTTGGTGTACTCGATCCGTGACACCGATCAGTACAAGACCCGTTTTTCTGCAAACGCTGCACGTATGAAAAAAGGTTTGGCTGAACTTTCCCCAGGTGAATACATTGGTCTGGAAGATTTCTACCGTCAAACCATGCAGTCAAATGGTTTGCCTCCAGGGTTCTATGACCAAACGGATGACTTCTCGAAACTGATCGAGGGTGACGTTTCCCCATCTGAGTTGCAGGATCGTATTCAACAGGGTTACGCGGTTGTTGCCCAATCTGACCCAGAGGTTAAACGTCAAATGCAAACCTTGTATGGGGTTACAGAAGGCCAGTTAGCTGCGTACTTCATTGACCCAGAACGCACAGCCCCGTTGCTGAAACAACAGGCTAGGGCCGCTCAGATTGCTGCTAGAAGTTTGGAGCAGGGTGGTATTCAGTTGACTGGTTCTTATGCCGAGAACTTGGCTGCGCGTGGTATTACTGAACAGCAGGCTCGCGCAGGGTTCGCTGAAGTCGGCGGGCTAGGCGAACTAAAGCAGACCTTCGCGGGGGAGACTGCACTATCGAGCGAGCAACTGGCTGGTGCTGCGTTCGGGATTGATGTCGCCGCGCAACAAGAGTTGGAGCGTAAACGTCGCCTTCGTACTGGTGAGTTCGCTGGTGGCGGATCATTTGCTCGGACAACTGGTGAAACATCAGGCTCCATTTCTACTTCGGTGGGTAAAGCGCAATAGCATACTTGACACTTGCAAGTCAAGTGTGTGTATACTAGGAATGTTCGGTAACGGACACCATTGGAAATCCCCCGCTTTCAATGTGCAAAAGGGGTGAGACTTGCAGCCATTCGGGAACCTCCAGCCGAATGTGGGCAGAAGGAGTGGGTCATGTCAGATGCAAACTACGAGTTTGAGGATGATGCAGTACAAGACCAGCAGCAATCGAAGGACCCTGTGCGGGCGCATTTGCGGAAGCTTGAAGCCGAGAATAAGGCTTTACGTGAGCAGGCAGCATCAGCAGAGGCAGCCCGACGAGAACTTAACTTCGTGAAAGCGGGCATGGACCCGAACGATCCGAAGTACAAGTATTTCGTTAAAGGCTACGACGGTGAATTAACACCGGAGGCGATTCGACAAGCGGCAGAAGAAGCAAGTCTCATACCTAGTCAGAACAAGGAAGTGGTTGCTGAACAGCAGTCATGGAATCGGGTGGCACAGGCAGCGCGAGCTGGGCAGACAAGCGAACCTCCTGTCGATTATGCTCAGCGTATTGGACAAGCAAAATCCGCGGACGAAGTGATGCAACTTTTGGCCCAGGCGAGAGCCGAAGCAGAAAAATACTAATCACTCCCCATAGGATTCACGTTCTTTGGGGCTACCCCTAAAGGAAAGTCATGTCATATACCCAGCAAAGTTCGGTTGACACCGACCAGGCAGCGTATGACCGTTTGGCGTATTTCGCCCTTCGTTCAGAAATGTTGTTTGATCAGGCAGCCGATGTTCAACCAACCAACCAGTCAATGCCAGGTTCTTCGGTAATCTTCACGATTTTCGCAGACCTTGCAGAAGCAACCAGCACACTTGCTGAAACCACCGACGTTACACCTGTAGCGATGAGTGACACGCAAGTGACTGTAACCCTTGCCGAATACGGCAACACAATCAACACCACCGCAAAACTCCGTGGAACTTCGTTCTTGGACGTTGATGCAGCAGCAGCGAACCTTATCGGTTACAACGCTGGTGACTCAATCGACAAGGTTGTTCGCGACGTGCTTGCTGGCGGTGACAACGTTGCTTACGGTGGCGGTGGATCATCTGATCCTTCAAGCCGTGTAACGGTTGCAGCAGAAGACATCATTGAAGCAAACGACATCCGTAAGCAGACTGCTGCTTTGCGTGGTGCAAACGTTGCAACGTTCAATGGTTACTACATGGGTTACATCCATCCTGACGTGTCTTACGACCTTCGTCGTGAAACCGGCAACGCATCATGGAACGCACCTCACATCAACGTTGACACCATGAACATCTACAACGGTGAGATCGGAACCTTTGAATCAGTACGATTCATTGAAACCCCTCGCGCAAAGGTGTTTACTAACGCATCGAACGGAACCAGCACAACTGGAACGATTGACGTGTATTGCACACACATCATGGGTCGTCAGGCTTTGGCTAAGGCTTACAGCCAGGTTGACGGAAACGGCATTGTGCCGAAGGTCGTTCGCGGCCCAGTGGTTGACTCGCTCATGCGTTTCAACCCAATCGGTTGGTATTGGCTCGGTGGCTACGGTCGCTTCCGCGAAGCATCGTTGCGTCGCATTGAGTCGTCATCCAGCATTGGTGCAAACGCAGCCTAATTAGTTAGGTTCGTTTAATCCTCCACAAGATGTGGGGTAGCCGAGTCCCCTCGCTCGGTTGCCCCACTTTTTGTATTTGGTATAGTCTTTCCAGCGAAAGGTTTGTATGTCGATTTCTAATTATGCGGAACTGAAAATCCTTGAACACACCACAGGCAAGACTGCTTGGACTATTCCTTCAAACGTGTATGTGAAATTGCATACGGGTGATGCTGGTGAGGATGGGACTTCTAATGCTGCATCTGAAACGACTCGTAAGGTTGCTGCTTGGGCTACTGCGTCGTCTGGTGCTATAGTGACTTCTGCGACTTTGGAATGGACAAACGTTGCTTCTACTGAAACTTATTCGCATTGGTCATTGTGGGACGCGTCGACTGGTGGTAACTGTTTGTGGACTGGCGCGTTGTCGTCATCTGCTGCGGTTACTGCGGGCGATACTTTTCAGATCACCACTCTCACGCTGTCGCTCGACTAGCCGTTAGGGGATAACCCCTCATGGCGCAAACAGCAGTCACAGGTTTTAGCGAACCGTTTGTTGACACCCACCCGTTTTATCGGGCAACCTATTTCCGTGTTGTTGGTCGTACTGCGACTGGTTCGGGTGATGGTTCTGCTTCTGTTGCTTCGGGTTCTGCTCAGGTTCGTTTAGGTCAGTTAACTGACTTCAGTTTCCCTTACCGTTTCGGTGGGCGTTTCTATTTGGGTGTTCGTGCGGTTATCACCGTTACTGCTACCGCATCAGGTTTAGGTACTGCTTCTTCTTCGGCGCAGGTGTTGCGTCAACGTCAAGGTACGGGTAGTGGTGTTGGTTCTGAGTCTGCAACACGGGTTGTTGTTCTTCTTCGTAGCGCAACTGGTTCGGGTGTTGGGACGATGGATTCAACGGGGTTGCATATTGCGCCTCGTACAGCCACAGGTAGCGGTGTTGGCTCTGATACAGCGTCAGGCAGGATTACGCCTGTTAGAACGGCTGTGGGTAGCGGATCAGGGGCTTCTAGCGTCACGTTCATTCGTGTCCCTATCCGTACTGCTACGGGTGACGGTGTTGGTTCGGGTGAAGGTATTGATCTTGTTGTCAACATTCGTACCGCCACAGGTTCCGGTACAGGCACATCAGTCACGCTTGGTGGCATCCTCTATATCCGTAGTGCTACCGGATCAGGTGTTGGGGCTTCGTCTGCCGATTGGGTTAAGTCCCGTATCTTCCGTGTGCCATACACCTACAACTATCCAGGTGGATACTTCGGTGGCGGGGATTCAGCGAACCGTTTAGGCCGTTACGACCGTTCGGGTGTTCGCGCACGAAACCTTTACAAACTCAAAACAGGTGAGTACACCATCGTTGACCAGCGTGATCTAGGTCAGGTAGAGAAACTGTGGCATGGTGGTCGCCTGCATTTCTTGGATGATGCTGAGGTCGCAGAACTAACCGCAGCAGGCTTTGGAGATAGCATCACCTGATGGCAATTTTCAGACCACCCACCGACAACTTTGTGCGCCCTACGCTCGCAGAGAACTTCACTAAAGGTTTAGTGCTATCTAAAGAGCAACGCCTCGCTAACCGTTTAGCAGCTCATGTTCGACCAACCGCTAGAGGCAGGAACGTGTTTCTGTTAACGAACGGCAACTACACAGAGAACGAACCATCAGACATGGACACCGTTGCGAAGGTGTACTACGGTGGGCATGACATTGAGGTTGACGCTACAGAGGTAGCATCGCTAACCGCAGCAGGATACGGGGAGTACATAAGTGGTTAAACATCAAGAAACGCATCCAGGTTTGGATGTTGAGGGATGCTTCGGTTGCAAGATTTCTCACATCGGTATTGGTGCTGATGCTATGCCGTCACGGGGCGGTAAGGCTAGGGTCGCGACAATCAATCAAAAGGATCGTGTGCTAGACAAAGACCTAGACGCATACAAGCGTATGAGACAGAACGGTGTTCAACCTAAGAACATTGATGGATCAGCACAGGTTGAGAAACGAGCAGAAGAAAAATGGCAAGTCGAAACGGGGATACTTCCAAATACCTAAACCTTGTTGGGGTGAACCTGCCTCATGTGGGGTACGGGAAAATGGTTGCAGGTTTACGGGATGCTTTGTCAAGCAAAGTGAACCTTGTTGATGATGCTGAACGAGTGGTGTTTGCTCTTAGACCTAACCTGATCAAAGGCTGGGTTGAGGGACAGAAGCCTGCGTTGTTGACGATGTGGGAAACGAACTGGTTGCCACCAGAGTTCTCCGAATATCTGCAACTGTTTGACACGGTGATTGTTCCTTCGCTGCATAATTGGGAGTTGTTCTCACAGTTCCATGACAACGTGCGTGTTATCCCTTTAGGGGTTGATCGTGATGTTTGGTATCCGAAGGAACGACCACAGAACGACAAGTTCAAGATTTTGTGTGGCGGGTCAGAGTGGTATCGCAAAGGCTTAGACGTGGTACTCAAAGTGTTCTTGGAAATGAATCTGCCTGACGCAGAGTTGCATATCAAGATTGTTCCCCCATATTTGTGTGCGCCGGACAACCTTGTTTACCCGAACGTGGTTATTCACAACAACTGGATGACTGTTGAGGCTGAAGCAGATTTGGTGCGATCAGCGGACTGTTTCATTTCGGTGTCCCGTGGTGAAGGTTTCGGATTGATGCCGTTACAGGCAATCTCTGCCGGTGTGCCAACGATCCTGTCTGACGCGCATGGTCATCGAGAGTTCTCTGATCTAGCAACCCACCGCATCCCTACCCGTTCTGTGCCAACAAATGAGGGAACTTGGAAAGATATGGGTGATTGGGATGAACCTGAATTTGATGCGATATTTAGTGCGATCAAAGACCTGTATGACAACCGTGACCGTTACCGGCAACAAGCAGAAACTTATGCTGGTGAGACAGCAGCGTTCAACTGGAACACCGCAGCTGACCAACTGTTGCAGGTGGTGAAACCTACCGAGAACAGGGTGGCAGGGAGATGGCAACCGTTAGAACCGACCTGTGAGGTGGAAGTAAAACGCAAGGTGAAAGCCGACATTGGTAGGCATCATGTTGATCTGAAACCAGGTCAAAAGTACCGTGTAGTGTTGAATGTGCGTGATGTATTAAGAGATTCTGGAGCATTGGTATGAACAACACAAGTAAGCCTGTTTGGGATCGACCAAACCCTAAGAAGAAATCTAAGAAGCTTTCCCCTAAGAAGAAGGCTATGGCTAAAGCGTCAGCGAAGAAGGCTGGCCGTCCTTACCCGAACCTGATTGACAACATGAAGGCTGCTCAGAAGCGTGGCTAAAACTCCTGCTTGGCAACGCAAGGAAGGTAAGAACCCTGCTGGTGGTTTGAACGCTAAAGGTCGTGCGTCAGCAAAGAAGCAGGGCATGAATTTGAAGCCACCTGTTTCTGCTTCACAGGCTAAGAAGTCTCCGAAAGCAGCGGCTCGACGTAAATCTTTTTGTGCGCGTATGGGCGGTATGCCAGGTCCGTTGAAAGACAGCAAGGGTCGTCCTACTCGTAAGGCTTTGGCTTTGCGGAAGTGGGACTGTTGAGGCGTGGTAATCTGATTGCCTAACTAGCGAAAGGTTGTACTATGCCAAAGGTCGGAAAGATGGAGTTCCCTTACACCGCTAAGGGTATGGCTGATGCCAAGAAAGCCAAGAAGAAGATGGCTAAGCCTATGAAGAAGGCTAAGAAAAAGAAGTAAATGTCTACTGCTGGTGCGCTCCTTGATCGGGTGTCACGCCAACTTCTTTCGGGAACCATTGAAGAACGAAACAAGTTAGCGTCATCTGTTGACTCTGATGACACGTCTTTTGTCATGTCTTATGAGTTGGCGGGGCTTCGTGCTGGCACAGTTTTTGAAGTTGATTCTGAACTGGTTTATGTTTGGGAAGCAACAAGCGGTAACAAAACATTGACGGTCGAGCGTGGCTACGGTGGCACTACCGCAGCTTCACACTCGGCTGGTGCGATAGTGGTGTTGAATCCGCGTTTCCCTAAAGCACAAATGTTGGAAGCGTTGAATCAGGACATTGATGACTTGTCCAGCCCATTAAACGGCTTGTTTCGTGTTGTGTCTGCCAACGTGGACTACAACGGTGCTGACCGCCAGATCAACTTGACTAGTGCAACATCAATAATTGACTTGCTTGATGTTCGTTTGCGTTATCTTGCTACCGACTATCCGGTGATCCGCAAGGTTCGTTTGCAGCGTGACCTGCCGACAAGCGATTTTGCTTCAGGGTTTGCACTTGTGTTTGATGAGTCTGTGATGGCTGGCACTTTGCGTGTCCGTTACAAAGCACCGTTCACCCGTGTGTCCACTATCAGCGACAGTTTGCAATCCGTTGCCAATCTTCCTGTAACGATGGAAGACATTTTGGAGATGGGTGTGATGTCTCGAATGTTGTCAACCCGTGAAGTGAAACGTAACTTCATTGAGTCGCAAGGTGACACTCGTCGTTCTGATGAGGTTCCACCTGGGGCTATGCGCGACTCGTTCAGCAACATCCTGCGTTTGCGTCGTGACCGTATCATCGCTGAAGCAGCGAAACTTGCGAGACAATACCCGTTGACTATTAGGGCGTAGCGGTGGCAACGCTTATAGATTTCACTACCGCATACCGTGGTGGGCCTGCATACTTTACGGGTACAGGTTCAACACAGTTAGTTCCATACATTTACCCTGTCGCTATTAACGGCAGACCGTACATGATTGACACAAAGTCAAATGGTTTCGGTCGACAGTTTGATGCGCGTGTTCGTGACTCGGTTGACCAATCTGCTGAACCTGGTGAGTCGGCTATTAACCCGCAGGGTTTGTGGCGTAGGTCGCAGTCGTCTTGGCATTATGGTGCGGGGCAAACCTATTCGGATACTGCTGACGCTGAGGCGTACCGTTTCCGTTCTAGCAAGGGTATTGATGTTTGGAACCGTGGCAAGTTGTCGTTGCTTCCTGACACTGCACAAGCGTATTCTTCTGCAAACACAAACCTGTATATGGCTACAGCGAGTAACAGAATCTATGGGACTGACGGACAAACTGTTAAGTACACAACCGATTGGGTGACTTTCACTACGTTGACTAGCACCAATGCGTCAAACCTTTACAGCATTACTTCTGACGGTTACAACGTGTACTTTTCTTACGCTGACGGCGACATAGATCAAACGAACGCTGGCACTTCTGCCGCATCCAACTACATCACCGGTATTGAGGCTGGTGTGTTGGCTTATGTCCGTGGACGTTTGATGGTTGCTGGTCAAGGTACAGATAAGCAAAAGATTTGGAACATCACCACAACCCCAGGCTCATCAGCAAACAACCCGACAGCATTGTTTACTCATCCGAACACCGAGTTCAACTGGGTTGGTTTCGCTGGTGGGCAGAACCAAATTTATTGTGCAGGTTACGCAGGCAACAAGTCGTTGATCTACAAGACTGGTATCAAAGCTGACGGTACAGCATTGGACATTCCTACGGTTGCAGCCGAGTTGCCGATGGGTGAAATTGTGACTACAATCGATGCGTACCTCGGTTACGTGGTTATTGGGTTAACGACAGGGTTGCGGTTCTGCTCGTCGGACAGCGACGGCAACCTTGTCGTTGGTCCACTGATTGAGACTGGTACATCTGTTAATGCGTTCGCTGCTATCGGGCAGTACATTTATTTCGGTTACACAAACTACGACACCACCTCAACGGGCATTGGTCGATTGGACATAGCCACACAGATTTCTACTAACCAGCCTGCTTTCGCCTCAGACCTGATGGTTACAGGGCAGGGTGCCATCACCGACATCCATGAGTTTGATAACAAACCAGTGTTTACTGTTTCAGGTCTTGGCGCATACCGTCAACACCCAACAAGCAAAGTCGCTTCAGGAACATTGGAATCAGGTGTCTACCGTTGGGGTGTACCGGACACAAAGTTTATTCCTAAATGGGACTTGCGTACCGAACCGTTGAATGGGACTGTTGCTATTTCGGTGGCTGCGGATTCGGGCGAGTTCCGTTCGGTTGGCACACAGTCAACTGAACTGTCTTTGGAGTCCACGTTTGATGGATATGAGTCGAAAGTGTTTGAAGCTGAGGCTCGCCTAACTTTGACCCGTTCTGCTACGGACGCTACGAAAGGCCCTGTTGTCACCCGCTGGTTGGGTCGAGCGTATGCTGCCCCGTTACGTTCCCAAATTTTCTCTGTGCCGTTGCTGTTGCACCACAAGTTAAACCTTCGTGGTTTTGAATACTTCGTGGATGTGGACTTGGAGTTGAGGTATCTTCGTGACCTTGTGGAAAACCCGCGTGTTATCACCTACCAGGAGAACGCTGATACCTATTCGGTGATTGTGGAAGATGTGCGTTGGCAACCAGTGGACTCAGCCAATAACCATAACGCTTGGGACTGGAACGGAACCTGTACCGTGATTATGCGTTCTGTGAGATAGTGTAAGATACAACCGTATGCCTGCTTTTACACGACGACAATACGCTGGTGCGGCTGCCGCCACGACGACGACGAACGCTTTAACTAGCTCTGACACGTCGGTGACTTTGGCTTCAACCACTGGTTTTCCTTCTGCTGCTGGTGTTCCGTTTTATGTTGTTATTGATCCAGGTACTTCTGCTGAGGAGAAGTGTTCTGCAACTATTTCGGGTTCGACTCTTACTCTTACTAGGGCGCAGGATGATACGACTGCTGTCGCTCATACTTCGGGTGCGACGATCTATCCGGTGTTCACGGCGAATGATGCGGATGAGGCTAATGAGGTTGTTAGCAAGCTGACGACTAAGGGTGACTTGTTGGTTACTTCTGGTTCGGCTTTGAACCGTTTGGCTGTTGGCACGAATGACTTTGCGTTGCTGGCTGATTCGTCTGCTACGAACGGTGTGGCATGGAAGCAGGTTCCTGCGGCTGGTTTAGCTTCGGATTCTGTGACTACAGCAAAGATTGCTGACGGCGCAATAACAATGGCAAAACTAGCGAGCGGGGTTGTTGAAGATGACCAGTTCGTTTTAGCATCACAAATCTTCGGCTAACATAGGAGCATCATGGCAACGTTCAGCAAAACAATCCTCAGCGGTTCAACAGACGGGCGCGGAATTCTCGTTGATGATGACGCAACACCAGGAAAACTTATTCATACTGGTCCAACAAATACGGCGCACCTTCACGAAATTTGGCTATATGCACAAAACTACGACACCACAGATCGCAAACTCACTATTGAGTGGGGTGGCACAACTGCTGGTGGGGATGTTATTGAGTACACGGTCAAAGCGGAAAATGGTCTGTATCTAATTGTTCCAGGTCTGCTTATCAAGGGAAATGCTACCGCCTTGATTGTTCGTGCTTTTGCTGCTACTACCAGCTCAATTAACATTTTTGGGTACGTCAACGTAATTTCGTAAGGGGTACTAAGTGCCTTCTAATCTAAACATAACTTCGGGTGGTAAAGCCATTAGTGGCGGTTCTCTTGCTCCGCGTACTCGACGCGGGAATAACACTGACCAAATAGTTTCATATTTTGCTGGTGGTGGCTCACTTGGTCCACCAACCACTGTTGAATATCTTGTTATCGCTGGTGGCGCAGGTGGCGGTAAGGATATTGGTGGTGGCGGTGGTGCGGGTGGATATAGAACATCAGCATCATTTGCAATTTCTGGGTCATTTACTGTCACAGTTGGTGGCGGTGGCGGTGGCTCTACCTCTACATCAAATCGTGGGGGCAACGGCAGTAACAGCGTTTTGAGTTCTATCACTTCAACTGGTGGTGGCGGTGGTGGAAGTCGTGCTTCAGCAGGTGTTGCTGATGGAGCAAGCGGTGGTTCTGGTGGTGGTGGTGGTTTTCAATATGGTGCTGGTGGTGCTGGAAACTCTCCTTCAACATCACCATCGCAAGGTAACAGTGGTGGTCAAGCACTGAATGGTCCTGCTGCTGGCGGTGGTGGTGCTGGCGGTGCTGCTGCTACTGCTGGACCAGATGCAACTGGTAATGCTTCTGCTGGCGGCACTGGCTCGTCAAATAGCATTACTGGTACATCAGTAGGTTATGCAGGTGGTGGTGGCGGTGGAGCTTATTTAGGTGGCAGTGGTTCTGCGTCAAGTGGCGGTGGTGCTGGCGGTGGCACGAATGGTTCAAACGGAACAGAGAATACTGGTGGTGGTGGCGGTGGTCAGGGCGCATCAGGTGCAGGTCAAGGTGGAAACGGTGGGTCAGGATTTGTAGTTATTGCTTACCCTGACGGTTACAACCCTTTAACAACTATCGGTGGTGGACTTACTTATTCTGTTAGCACAGTTATCCGTCCAGGTTTTCGTGTTTACCAATTTACTGCTGGTACAGGAACGGTGACTGTCTAATGGCTCATTATGCTTTTTTAGATAGCGACAATGTTGTTACCGAAGTCATTGTTGGCAAAGATGAAACTGAACTCATTGACGGTTTAATACCCGAAGAATGGTATGGAAACTTTAGAGGTCAGACCTGCGTTCGCACTTCATATAATCACAACATTCGCAAACAATACGCAAGTATTGGTTTTATTTATGACGCTGACGCTGATGTGTTTGTAGCACCACAACCATTCGCATCATGGTCGCTAGATAGCAACAACGATTGGCAAGCACCAACACCAAAACCAGAGGGGTCATTCACTTGGGATGAAGAAACTCTGGCATGGGTCGCAACACCCGCTATCTAATCATCATCCCCGCAGTACTGTTCGCACTCTTTGCGAAACCTGCCAAAGCCGACACGCTCGGTGAATGGACATACAGCCAGTCCTGCCCAACATCAGGCTCAGTCGAAGTAATAGACAACACGATTATCTTGCATGGCCCCGATCAGGGTGGGTGTTCCGGTGCTGCACATTGGGTAAAGATTGAGACCACAATCCCCGCCGATGTAGACACAATAGATTTCACTTGGGCATATCAGACAACTGATGGTTGGGTGTATGACCCGCCGCAGTACGGCATTAACGGCGTATACACCTTGCTTACACAACAGAACAACGCGACAGGTGAGCTGTCTGTACCCGTATCCGAGGGTGATGTATTTACGTTCCGTCAGTATTCGACTGACACCTGCTGTGCGCCAGGTCATCTCACAATCAGTAACCTGTCGTTATGGGCATCTATAACCACATCCACGACATCAACGACAACGACGACTACTACTTCTACTGTCCCCGAAACGACTGTCCCTGTCACCAACCCGACTACTACGACAGTTCAAGAAACAACTACAACTTCTTCAACAACAACGACAACTTCCATCCCTGAAACAACAACAACGGAACAATCAACATCCACCACATCTACTACTTCCTCCTTACCGCAAACAACATCAACAGAATCAACGACGACCACAACACAACCACCAGCAGTTCCAACACCTGTTACACAGCCTCAAATATCTGAGCCAGAATCCGTTGATACCGTCGTTCCTGTAGAGCCTGAACCAGACGAGACAGACACCACAGAGATGCCAGCAGAGGAAGCCATCCCAGAAACGACGCTTCCCGAAGAAACAACCACGACAGATGAAACATACCCCGACACTAGCGAAGAACCAGTCGTGGACACAACCCTGCCAGAAGAACCTGAGACACCCCTAGAAGCCCCTCTAAGCGTCGAGGAAGTGGATTCGCTAATAGCAGAGGCAGAAACCACAGAAGCCCTCGTAGAAGCCCTAGCCGAACTCAGCCCAGAACAAGTAGAACAGGTCGTGGAATCCCTACTTGCTGAGGAACCAACCGAAGAACAGGCAACAGCCCTCGCGTCCAGTCCCGAAGTCCTAGCCGTAGTCACCGCAGAGCAAGCACAACAAATCTTTGAAGCGTTAGACGTAGCCGAACTGTCCGATGCACAGACCGAAGAACTCATCGCAGCAATCGAATCCGCACCCACCGAAATCCGCGAAGAATTTGAAGACACCATTGACATCTTCGGTGAAGGCTTAGACGACTACACCCCCACCGGCTCAAACATTCCCGTAGGTGAACGACGAACCCTGATCGCTGCCACCGTAGGGATAACCCTCGCAGCAGCAGGTACTAGAATTAGACGCTAATGAGAAAACTTTTGGACTACCTAGCAGATAACGCATGGACATGGGCTGGCACAGGCATGGTTCTCATCACCCTCTCAGGCCCAACACTCCGACAGGCAACCCTCATAACCGGAATAGTCGTTTTGGTACACTCGTCACTAACCCTCTCCAAGAAAGACTGAACATGGCAAAGCTTAAAAACATCATCTTCCGCATCTTCGCACTATTCGGATCAAGCGCACTTGCCGCTGTTGCTGGTGGTGCTTTGATTGGTGTTGACCTTTGGAAGTCGGCAGCCCTTGCTGGCATCATGGCTTGTGCCCAAGTGGTTGAGAAGCTCTTGCGTTTCAGCGTTGACGGCACACTCACCAAAGAAGAAATTGAAATCGCGTTCACAGGCGCGGTAAAGGCGAAGCCTGAAGTAGCCGAATAATGGCTATGAAGAAAAAGGTTTCGGTCAATGATTTACCGATCATCCCTGTTGTCCTCTGCTCATGTCTGAAGAACGCGAAGCCTGGTGAACTCCCTGAGAAACTTCTTCGCAAGATTGAAGGCAAAGGCAAATTGCACCATTGTGCAGCAAATGCGTATGAGGCGATGGACGCGGCAGCAAACGCTGAAGGAATCGACCTTAGCCCAACTTCACCTGCGGACACATATCGCACACTTGCGGTACAAGAGTACGGATTCTTCCAGCGATACACCACCGATGTGATCGCAGGACAAAAACCTCGCGTGTATCAGGGCAAAGCATGGTATTTGAAGAAAGGTATGGCGATGCTCGCTGTGCCTGGCACATCAAAACATAACCTCGGTATCGCCATTGATATTGCGAACGCCAACGGCCCACGTTTGGAATGGTTGAAGAAGAACGCTGTGTCATTTGGTTTCTCGTGGGAAGTAATACCAAGTGAACCGTGGCATCTTCGATACGTTTGTGGTGACAAAACCCCTGAACGTGTAAAACAATGGATGGAAGCCAACGGCGTAACCAGCAACAAACCAGTAACCGTTCCACAAATTGACCAAGACAAAGCGTTACAACAAGCCCTCAAAGACAAAGGTTTTTATGACGGCGAAATTGACGGCGCCGTGGGTGAAAAAACCAAAGAAGCAATCAAGGCTTTCAAAGTTTCTCATGGCTTGAAACCAGACTTCTTTCCTGGTCCTAAAGTCAAAGAACTGCTTGGGTTGAAGTAGGTTCAATGTGGATGCTGGGATCGCTCTCGTTCTTGCTGCTGCTGTTACTGGTGCTTTTGGTCTGCTGACCGTAGTAATCCAACGTTTCAAAGCTGAAAACCGCAAAGACCATGACACCGTTATGGCTATGTTGCGTTTGATGCGACGCGCACAAGACCGCACCGAAGACAAAGTAGATACCGTTTCAGATCGTTTGACGGAACACATCGCCAAGCACTAGGGTAAGTCACCCGAAGAAAGGTGCTTGCAAATGGCAAAAGGATTAACTACCGTTGAGTTAACTTTGGTGCGTGACTGTCTCTTGAAATCTAATCCTGGGAGGGATCAAGCTGACGCACTATGGGAAGTTATCGAGAAGATAAACAAACTCATAGAGGGAGCAAGAGTTGAACAAGCCCGCAAAGCAAAGCCTGCTAAATGAAATACGATCTGAAAAAGTTGTGCCGTCAGGCCGCATCCCAAGAATCCAGCGTGTACTTGAAAGCATGGATGAAGCAGATCGCAAAGAACTTATCGAAGCGTTAGACGATTACACCATCCCTGCGCCCACAATCAGCAGGGTATTAGAAAGACGCGGAATAGACTTAGATTCATCTTCAATCAACAAGTACCGTCGAGGGGAATTCGCTCATGTCACTAAAGGATGAATTAGAGGAGCAATCCCAACCGCCTGAGAACCAACGAGCATGGGCTGAAGTAACACCCGATGGTGGTGAGATTTCTACCGGTGTTCTACCTACACCAATCACATCAGACTGGACAGCAATACTTGTCGGGTTCGGTTTAGACCCAACCGTATTTGAAGTTGTTGACGACACAGTACGAATGTCTAAGTGGCAGACATCTAAGCGTTTAGAGAACGGTGACAGAGATGTTGCATGGCTGTACTCGTATCGTGCCAGGTTCCGTCGCAAAGCAAACAGGGTTTTACCTGATGAAGATATTGAGGCGTTACGGCAGAAGGTTTCCAAATGGAAGCAACCTAAACGCCCCGCAAACAAACCGTCTGATGAGCCACCATGCACGTTCGTAATCAACTGGGCTGACCTACAACTCGGCAAGTCTGCTGGCGGTGGTGTTGAAGCAACCGTCGAACGGGTGCTGGAATCATTAGAGAAAACAGTTCAACAACTCCATGACCTACGCCGTAAAGGTAGAAACATTGAGGGTGCTGCATTAGTGAACATGGGTGATCCGTTTGAGGGTTGCGATGGGAACTATGCGAGCCAACTCTTTACCGTTGAACTCACCCAACGTGAACAGTTGCTACTTGGTGCAGACCTGTTCGCTAAAGGCATCAGCACTATCGCATCACTTGTCGATGTGTTGGATGTTGTCGGTGTGCTGTGTAACCACGGGGAGTGGACACGCCGAAACGGGAAAGCCGTAACATCAGACTCAGATAACGCTGGTGGATTCCTGATGGATGTTCTGTACCGAATTCTTGACACACAGATACCGAACCTTGAATGGACTATCCCACACGATGAGATGGTCACAACCAAAGTGTTATCCGATGTCAAACTAGCGTTCGCTCACGGCCACAAGATCACCGGCAAAGAAGTCGAATGGTTGAACGCACAGTCAATAATGATTTTGCGTGAACAAGGACGCGAACCTGACCTGTGGATCACCGCACACAAACATCACCTGCAAGTCACCGATCATGGTGCATACACCCGTATCCAATGCCCGTCAATGGATGGTGGATCAAAGTGGTTCGCTGACTCTAAAGGTATTTGGTCTACCCCAGGTACGCTCACGCTGCTGGTGGGTCGCCATGACAAACGGAACTGGTCTGATTTGGAAGTCCTATGACAGACGCACGTTTATGCCTATGCGTATATCGTGGGGTGATCCCCCGCCCGCCCGACTGTGGAGAAAAGCCCGATGACTTTGATGAATAGAACCGTCGTTTACATCCAATGGGCTGACACCCATCTGTCCGAAGGTGGCTGGCTGAACATGGACGAATACGAAGATGACGGTGAATGTCTCGTTGACACCGTAGGGTTCCTCATCCCTGTTGGTGAGCCTGGGTCTAAAGACAACCATGTGACCGTATGGCAAACCATTTGCAAAGAAGAAGGCATCCACGCTATACATATCCCTGTAGCGATGGTGCGCGACATGAAAGCGATTGACTTGACAGTAACCGTGTCACACCCCTAGATTAAAAATACCTGCACAAACCATAGGAGGAAAAATGCAGAATCTATCAACCATCCCCAAGCCAACACACGGCAGCCAAGACTGGCTTAACCTACGTTGGGCAAACGAAAAAGGTGAGAAACGAATCACCGCATCAGTAGCCGCAGCAATTCATGGTGAACACAAATACACCACACCAGCTGACCTAGCGGTAGAACTATTGGCAGCAACACCCCCTGTGCCAACAGAACAAAACGATGCGATGCGTCGAGGCACAATCCTTGAAGGCCCACTCATGGGTTGGGCAGGAGAAATCCTCAACGACTTCATCGTGGAACCGGCAGAGATGTACTGCTACGAAGAAAACGGTGTACGCCTCATGTCCACAATGGACGGTCGTTCAACTATCACTGGAAAGTTTTACGAACTCAAAACATATAACAAGCGCTGGACGGGACAACTTTCCCGAACCTGGTACTGGCAAGGAGTTCAGCAAGCGATATGTACTGGTAGTAACGAAATCTATTGGATCATTTTTGATAGCGACCTCCAACTCCAGTTCCATACACAGACCGTAACTAGCGACGAAAAACAGGTTCACATAGAAGCAGCCCGCAAATTCTTGGGCTTCATCGACATGGGCATGATGCCTGACGTGGCTGATCCCACCTATGACAACGCCAGTACGCTCTACCCCGAAGGTTATGGAAACACGGTCGTATTGGGACATGAGGTTTACGCGAGTTTAGAACGGTTGGCACAAGCCCGTGAGCAGAAGAAGCAGGCTGAAGCTGTTGAGGAACTCATCAAGGGTGAGTTGGCGATGCTGTTACAGGACGCTGAGTATGGTGCGATTGACGGAACCCAGGTCGTATCGTGGAAGAACAGCAAACGCACATCGTTTGACACCAAGAAGTTTGAGGCCGAGCATCCTGCACTCGCAGAAAAGTTTAAGAAAACATCAACCTTCCGCACTATGCGGATCATCGCTAAGGAGGCGAAGTAATGAAACTAGAAGAAATCATCAGCAAATATGGCGTACCTGATCCGAAGATCGTAGGCAAACTACCTAAAGGCGGGATGCAACTTGACTTCGTAGGTCACGCAGACGTAACCAAAATGCTTATCGAGATTGACCCTGAGTGGACATGGGAACCAACCGCGTTTGATGCGAACGGCCTACCGGCTTACCGTGTAGAGAACGGCATGGCACACATGGCAGGCTGGCTCACCATCCTCGGTGTACGCCGCTTGGGTATCGGCTCGGTCATGCACAACAAACCTGACCTACTCAAAGAACTAATCTCAGACTTCATTCGTAACGCCAGTATGCGCTTCGGTGTTTGCCTGTCGTTGTGGACTAAGCAAGAGTGGGACGATGTATCACACACCCCGACTACCTCTGCACCTAAGCCTGCACCAGTAGCAAAAGTTGAACCAGCCAAGCCAGCCGATCCGCTGGTGTCAATGGACAACATCAAGCGATTCGTCGAGGCTTGCAAGGGTGCAGGGCTGAACCATGAGCAGATCGCGAAGTCAGCCAAGCTTGACCTAGCAGACCTGAAAGAATCACAGATGCCAGTGTTGCGTGAAGCGTTCGCCAAAGCAAAAGAGTTGGCAGCACAGTTCAACGACACCGAACCTGAAGTGATGGACGACTTCAACCCCAACTTCAAGAACACCGAAGAAGCAGTAGCAGCGGTAATCAATATGTTCTCTGCCGAAGAAGTAATCGCAGAATCCAAAGCCAACCATCCTGCCAACGGCTCACCGCAGATCAAGGAACCTGGCGCACCGGCAACAACGAAACAGATCGGTATGTTCAGGGCTTTGGCATCAGGCAAAGGCATCGCAACTAAAGCGGAACAACTGTCTATGGCATCAGACTCAACAGGTCGTGTCATCGAATCGTTGGAAGCCCTCACCAAGTCAGAGATTTCTGAACTCATCACCATCCTGAAGGCGTAATGCCAGTAGAACAGAACAGGAAGGATTACTGTGAGGGAAACAGAGACAAATGTACGGTTGATGGATGCCCCAAGTTCGGAACTTTGGGACGTGAAGCTCGTGACGGTAAGCGACGGGTCAAAGGATGTAACGATCCTGTTGCTCGCGGAAAGCGGTCACGAACTAAAGGTGATAGCAAAGCTCGACGTGCTAGGAAGAAGTTGGGTCTTAGTGCGACAGGTAATGCAGGCACTCGCCATGAAGAACATTGGGGTGGCTTCTTTCGTGTCGAAGTCAAAGCCGGTGCACAGGTGGGTCCGATCGCTACTCGTTTCAACCAGGCTCGTTTACAATCTGAAGCATCAAAGTCGTTGGGTGACATACGACCTTTCGCGATGATTGCTATGCCAGATGGTTCTAGTGGCGGTATCGTGTTATTGGATGAGTTCGCGGAACTGGTTTCCCTTATCTCATAAGCATTACCTAAAATTTGCTAGTCTTGGAGGACCGATGAGATCACTTGTACGGCTATTTGCCGTTGCTCTAGTAGGGACTATTACCTTCGGCAGTATGGTTCATGCTGCTGAAGCCCCTGCCAACCCTGCGAACCCGTCAGTAACACCTCTCTCGGAGGCTTACAGAGCGTCTGACAAGGTTCTGGTACTGCCCGTTGAGGTGGTTCCGGATGGTGTTCCGGCAGATAAAACGAAGCGTTGCCCCCAATGGGAAGATGAGTTCGCAGAGTTCGGGCTACCCGTTCAGGCGTTCTCGTATATTGCTTGGCGTGAGAGCCGCTGCAACCCGCTATCCCACAACAAAACCCTGAACCGTAATGGCTCACAAGATAGGGGCATCCTTCAGATTAACTCGACCTGGATTTCTGTAACGGCCAAAGAATGTGCTTCACAACGAGGCGATCTGTCGGTACTGTTTAACGTACGGTGCAACCTTGCGGTAGCCCGATACTTGTACAGGAACGGCGGGCTAAGGCATTGGAATCTATAGACGAATATCAAGACGACAACGAGGGAGAAGAAATGTCGGCAGCCGAAGACTATTACAGCCTGGTCAACAACCAGTTTGCTTTCGTGGAAGAAGCAGCGTGTCGAGGAGCAGGCCCAGACCTGTTTTTTCTGAACGAGGAAGAAAAAGCAATCAACATTATGAAGCTTGCTGAGGCACGAACTGTTTGCTTCACTTGCAAGGTACAAAAAGAATGTCTTGACTTTGCTGTAGAGAACAATATAAAGTCAGGTATCTGGGCAGGAACAACACCATTACAGAGGAAGGCGTTACGACGTGAGTATAGAAACACCAATAGAGTTTGAGTTAGAGCAATACAAGGATCGTGTTGATGCGATGCAGATGGCGAACGAACTGTTGCGCGAGGAACGTGACCGTCTAAAAGATGCTGCTGATTCACTTCACGCAGAACTAGATGCCTGTCGAGCGACGCTGAAGCAAGCCGAGTCTGTCATCTCTAGGTTGCGTACACATATCGCGCAAGGCGTGGAGTTGTGACACCAGCGTTAATTGAGTTGTTCGTTGATCGTCTGTGCGGAATGTATCCGACAACGAATATCGCACGCAACACGGTAAAGAACGCTTGGGTAAAAGATGAGATGCTGCTCGACGCTTCCGAAGATGACGCTAAAACCGTACTCAAAATGGCTGAATCATTAGGCCATTACCCGAACCAGTATGAAGTGAAATCGTTATTCCAAAAGGTAATGGGTGTACGCCAGGCAGAGGTGGGTTGTGATGAGTGTGATAGCACCGGATTTATTTATACCGATCCAGATTTTGAGAACGACTCAATCAAAACCCGTTACGTCAAATCATGTAGGTGCCGGAGCTTCTGATGAAGGGTGAACATTGGTCTTGTCCACGCTGCCAACAGCGCATGATTATCCACGTCACGGTCAAAGAACCGCCAACGTGCAGCAACAAACATAAACCGATAGAAATGGTGAGGGTCAAATGAATTTCGACGAATGGATCAAATTTGGTTACGACATGGGTTATTGCAGCCCACCAGTCTGCTCACAACATGACGGGCCACCAACAACCGCGCTAGAGGACGAGATATGGGATCAAGGCGACGAAACGTGCCTTTATGTTGTCAGGTTGTATAACACGCTCGAAGAAAAGAAAAGCGTTGAAGCGAACTATTCGCCCGCGACATGGAGAGCAACCGAACTCGGTTGGATATAAAATAAAAGGGACCGCCTCAACCTCCCAGGGGTGGGAAGGGAGGCGATCCCAATGGCGGCAACACGGTCACGGGTAGGTATCCCGCAAGCGTTTTGATGTTGCCTTACCTCTAACGAACCTTTACCACCTCAACCTTGCCTTTACCGGTGATGTGGCCAGGATCGTCTAAACCGCAACCAACAATAGCGGCGTGAGCCGACTGCGCGTTAGCGAAATAGTAAATGTATTCAGGCACGTTAGTGAACGTGATACCTTGCCAGCGATACGGTCCGGCCCATGTCATACCGTCGTCACGTTCGACCACGAACCGAGATGGAGACACTGGCTTAGCCAGTAATTCACTTAGCGATACCTGTCTCATGTTGTGCCACTTACGTCTAGCCCACCTCACGCGATACCGGCCAACACTTGTATTCCTTCAGCCGTGATATGGCACACTTGCTGCTCGACACCGGCACTAGAGATACGTGTCTTACCGTTCGGCTTGATATACCCTGCCTGGCGTAGCTCGGAACAGCGTTTCCAATAGCAACACTTCGGAAGCGAGGCAAGGCCGCTCGCCTTGCCCGCCTCCTCGTCAGTGAGATAGTGGTGCGCGTAGTAGGTGGCTAATAGTTTGGCGCGTTGTGATCCAGCGCGAACCGTAAGCGACTGAGCACCTGCCTTCGAGGTTGCCCCGTCGTTGCGGCGTACACCTAGCCAACCGTTAGCGTGACCGATAGCGGCCCAGTCGTCGTAGTTCATTGGGCTACCTCCTTATCGTCTTGCCATGTCTCCTGGTGGCAGTCTCGACACTTGTATTGTGTCTCGGTACACATTGGGGAATACCCCGCTGCATACGTGTTATCACTCCCGCACCATTGGCACTCCACAATTATTGTTTGCATAACGGTATCTCCTCAATTTTTACGTCGTCGTATCCCATTGACACCCATATCTCGGCCACTTGCTCCGCAAGCGCGTAATCGGTAAGCGCGAAATCATTGACCTCGCTACCCCCTACCCACACTGAATATGCCCTACTCATTGTGCCAGCTCCGTTGGGAACGTCAATTCAGTGACACCTAACTCCGATATCACGTCAAGCGGCCTGCAAGCGTCAGTCGGGTAATCACCCCACGACATACCGCCCGATATGACATAATCCTTGCCCTCGATCCTAAGCAACGTAGTCTCGCGCCAGTCCAAATACACATAGTCAAGGTCGGAGATAGCTTTAGCTACATAGTCGGTATTGTCGTCGTCAAATAATCCGTAATCAGAATTATATGCCTCACCGATAACGTCGTTGCTCAATGTCTTTAGTCGTGCCTCCGCAACGTGGCGATCCACGTGCCTCGCGCATACTGATAGTGCCATATCTGCTCCCATAATTAGACCCCTCCCAGAGTCGTGTGTTACCTCACGTTGAGGTAGTCCCCGTTGCGGATCGAACCGCCACGCCCAACGGCGACGGGGGAATAACTATTCAGCTACCTGGCTAGGGGTAGGCAACGGTCCAGGATTACGGCCATATTTTTCAGCCACTAATATCCCGTAAAGATTACGCTCCCCGTCACTCCATTCCTCGAACGTGTCATGATCCTCCGCGCTCCACGCCGTAGTGTCAAGTAGCACCAACGTCTTAGCGTCGCCATACGTGCCGCTATCAGTGTCAAGCCATAACGTGCCAGGATAATAGTCATTCATGGGATCATGGAATTGCGGCAACACTCTGATCCATTCATTGAGATCATGCGCGTTAGTGTTGGTACTCATTACGCCCTCCAACGTGGATAGTCACGGATCACGGCAGGACCGTTGATAACTACTACACGCGAGGCAAGGCCCGCCCGTTCAGTCTCCGATATCTCGAACGTGTCAAAAAATATCGCCGCGTCACAGTCCCCTTCGAGGAATACACGGGTATTTAGCACGTATGAAAACACGCTAATCCCGTCGCCGCCGTGTTCTTTGTCTGCCTGATCCGCCTCACGTGCCGCCCATAGTGGCACTTGTAGCCACTCATGCCCGCTATCAGTGAACCAACGACATTCCGCTAACCACTCCGCCCTATCTGCCTGAATAATTGTACTCATAATGTCGCCCCCTCCCAGAGACGTAACCTCGACACCTTGCCGAGATAGCTCCCGCGCCCGCCGTGAACGAGCCGCCGCCAATGCGGAACGGGATAACCTTTACAGCTCGATAGCCCTCCAAATATCTATGACGCGCCCAACAATGTCGAGACATTCCCCGTCACTGAATAACCCGCCGTCGCTATTTAGTACGTCCTGGATTATCTCCAATGCCCGCCCGTCCAACCCCTCGCCGTTACTGATCCCGTTGCTAAGTGCTCCCGTTATCGCCTCGACAATGGCCTTACTTGACGCGCTCGCGAGCTTGTCAATATCTAACGCGCAAAATTGTGTACCCATACACTCCCCTTTACTATGTCTAGTCACCATAACTAAATCGCGCCCGCCGCCGCCATGAACGACGCGCCCCCTACGGGGAACGGGCTAACCGCTACCAACCGCGTCGCGTAATCTGATCTCGACGGCGTTGCACTATCTCGCGGGTATGCGCGGCACGTTGCTCCGCCGTTGGCCTACCGTCAAGCCATGCCTGGAAAATATACGCGCCCCATAGCGGGAACGTGAGACATATAGCTCCGCCCATGATCCCCAACGCCTCGCCGCCCGTCATTGTTTAGCCCTTGCGAACCTGGCAGCGTCCTCCGCCTCCAACGCTAATAGATGATCCCGCCAGGCGTTACCGCTTGCGGCAACCTCAACGGGAACGGGAGCTAGATCACACTCCAACGGCAACGGATCACGCCGCGACACCTCGACGGCCTCGCGGCGACACTTGCCCGCGTATATCTGCCACGCCTCGCCAATATCGCCGCCAATTTTCGCGGCACGTTCGGCCCGCTTAGCCTCCGCCTCATGCGCCTTAGCCCATGCCGCTAGATCAACCTCCACCCGCTTACGCCGCGCCATTAGTAGCCCACCTCAATAGTTAGCCCGTGATCCTGGCAATAGCCCCGATATAGCTCCCGCGCCTCGCGTATTGTGTACCCGTAGAACGTTCGCGACATAAACCATGCCCCGCCGTTATCGTTCACCAATGCGGAGACAATAACCGCCCCGCTATGGCGTACCCGCTCCACCGTTACCGCGCCCATTAGTTATTGCTCCAGATATGGCCGTCCTCATGGTGGAGATCATGCTCCAGGTCATGCGCTAACGCCTCAAAATCGAAATACCTCGCCAGGTGATCGGGCAAGCCTTGCAACATTCCCGTATCCTCCGCGTAATTCTCCGCGTAATCCCTCACGGAATACCATTCCCCCTGATAGCGGTCCTCGTGCTCCCCGATAAGCTCCTCCAGGTCCGTGATATTGGCCCCAACGTTAAACCATGCCGCGAACGTATCTATTAGGTCCAAATTGTCACATTCCCACAACGCCTGCGCGTTATCGTAGAACGCCCGCAAGTCCCTAAACCCGTGAGGCACATTCTCCACGTCCACCGCCTCCCATTCGTCACCGCCGCATACCTTGCAACCAACATACATAGCACCGCTACCGTATGTCATCTCCGCCGCCTGGCCGCCGTAAGTAATTAGCTCCGCGTCCACCTCACGCGCCGCCGTCTCCGCCGTGATCCACTTACCTAACCCGCGCCCCTCATTATGGCAAGCCATACAAGACACACAGACACTAGGCCCGCTATTAGATATTGCACCCATATTTACCCCTTATTTGTGAACGGCCCGCGCCTCCGCGTCCGTGATCTAGATAGTAGGGCAAGCTCCACCAAATAGCAAGCCATACCGCCAAATATCGCCAGAATATATCAGTGACGCTAAGTAGTCACAACAACACTAAGCGCGGCCAACCAACAAGCCAGGACCACACACCAACACACAAGACCCCAACGATAGGCGAGGGTAAAGCATAACTACCTAACCACTAGGGGTAGTCATAAAACTACTCTACGTGGTGGGGGTAGGGGTAGCCGCCAGGAATTAGATCGTCACTATCGGCCACAAATAGTAGGCAGGCCCTCACTCTCCGCGTTCACGCTAGGTGGGGGTATGCCGAGCCGCGTGGGGGTATGGATGTATGTAATGCTTTCTGTCGATGTGTGGTTTTGTGACCACTCTGAGTGGTGGGGTGTGTGGTTCTGGCTGCTCCCTTTTTGGAGCATGGTTTGACCTTTGGGGTGGTTGAGTTGATATTCACATACGTGTGTGTATGTCGAATTCCTGTGAGGTAGGGAATGACGGTAGCTCCCCCCACGGTTCGCTCTCTTTGGAGCAGGTCGCCGTAGCTAGTTTCTTTTAGCCGACACCTTGATTGGTGAGATGACGTTCACCGCGCTGCTTGAACTAGTGAATAGTTCATCGACCCAGGTTCCCCTGTTTATGCCCCGCCACCTGCAAACGTGGTACAGCCTTGAAGATTGCTTCGTGTGCCGTCATCCCGACGGGTGTGTGATGAGTGTAGCAGATGTGTTATCGTTGCAACGCAGATACGAAAAATTCTTATTGAAGGAAAAACATTTATGGCTATGAAGAAGGCAGCTCCTAAGAAGTCTGAGCCGAAACCGCCGACCCCTAAAGACAAAGCAAAGACGGATAAAAACCAAATAGGTCGTTTTCCGGCTAAGCCACCTAAGAATGAAGAAACTTCCCAGATGAGGGCTATGCGTTTACAGTTGGAATTGCGTAGACGTGAGGCTGCAAAAGCAGACAAGGTTAAGAAAAAGTTTTTGGGTAACAAGAACAAGGGTTTGTAATACCCCTATCACGTAAGTGGTAAACGAGGCCCCTGCCGAAAGGTGGGGGTCTTTTGTTTTTCAGTGTTGGTGGGTGTGAGGAGGACCGGAGCCATCCAGTTCATTTAAGTGCTGTTGCTCTACGGCACACCCACCAACGGTGCTACAGTATCAGAAATGAAGAAGCCAGGTCCACCGCAAAACAGTTCTGTTGTTAAGGGCAATATTGATTTGTCTAAACGTAAACCTGTGAAGGTTGGGCCTAATAAAATTGCGACTATTCGTTCTATGTCTATTCCCGTGGATGATCGTAAACCTGCTGGTCGTCAGGTAATTATTCCTACGATTGGTCCTAATGGTGAAAAGTGGTCTGATCGTAAAGCTGTTAGAGAGTATTTGAAGCCTGTGTCTGAGGGTGGGGGTCGTCATTTGGGTATTGCACAAAACATTCCGCAAGCAGAAAAACTTGCTCAAAGGCTTCATGTTTTTGAAGATGTGCGTACTTCTAAAAAGAAACGGTAGATAATGACCGCTGGTCGGAGTGGGCGACGACAAGTTCCACCACAGGATGTGGCAAGGTTTTGGCAGGCACGTGCGTCGGGTATGTCGATTAAGGATGCTGCGAAGATTGCTGGTGTTCATTACAACACTGCCCAAAAGTGGGATGCGAAGAAGAAGATCGCTAAAGCTGAGATAGAGGTTGGGAAGTTGGAGCAGGGGACTGCCCGTAAGAAGGTGGGTGGTGTTCAGGCTGATGCTTGGGCGAAGGTGATGGATGTTTCTGATCTTCCACCTGTTATCCCATATGACCGTTTAAGTGAGGAAGCCCAGCGTGGGCTTGTGGATTTTGACTATTTTAGGCGCAGATATTTGGGCCGTATCCCTAGTCCGTGGCAGGTTGATGCCGCATACAAGATCGAAGATTATTTGTTGTCTAACGATAAACAGTTTGTAGTGTTGAACTGCCCCCCAGGTGCAGGTAAGTCCACCCTGTTTCACGATATTGCTGTGTGGCAGATAGTGAAAAACCGCAAGATTCGTGTGATGATCGGCTCCGTTTCGCAGTCTCTAGCGAAAATGTATTCGCGTCGTATCCGTGAAACCCTTGAACGACAGTTTCCGTTGGACCCTGACCCTGTGCTAATTGACAAAGGTTTGGCGATTAAAGCGGAAGCGTGTTTGGCGATTGACTACGGTAGGTTTAAGCCATCTACCAGTGGTAGTTTGTGGCGGGCTGAGGAATTCATTGTTGAACAGGAGGACATGGGTGGGTTGGATAACAAGGAACCAACTGTTTCTGCTTACGGTATTGAGTCTGAATTCATTGGTCATCGTGCCGATCTTTGTTTGTTTGATGACGTTGCGTCACCGGAGAACGCTAAAGAATCTGCAGCTAGAGACAAACTCATTGAGAGATGGGATTCAATGGCTGAAGCGCGAGTCGATCCAGGCGGTTTGCTCGCCGTCGTCGGACAAAGACTTGGACCGTTGGACCTCTACGCTCATTGTCTCAGCAAAGTCACCTACGAAGATTTCGAGGATGATTATGACGGATCAGATACAACGGACATTTCACAGGACACGGAACCGTTAAAGAAACAAAAATATCATCACCTGATCTACAAAGCGTATTACGAGGAATTAGATACAGGTTTAGCGTCTAAACGCAATAGTTCCCCTGCTTGGCCCAACGGACCACTCCTAGACCCGCATCGTTTGTCGTGGAAAGACCTGTCGTACATTAAACATTCCAACCCATCTAAGTTTGCGGTGGTATATCAGCAGGAAGATCAAGCTGAAGGCAACTATTTGATCGAGCGTGTGTGGGCTACAGGCGGGATCGGGCCTGACGGGGTGCTGTACCCAGGTTGTGTGGACAATGATCGCCGTCCAGGTCACGTACCCCACAACCTTCAACCCCCATTGATCTCGATTGCCAGCGTTGACCCGTCACCAACAATGTTTTGGGCTATCCAATGGTGGATATATCAGCCTGAAACAAACCTGCGGTTCCTGATAGACGTTGAAAGAGTCAAACTCACAGCCGAACAGCTACTCGGATTTGACACCACGACCCGTGACTATTCGGGAATTATGGAAGATTGGCAGAACAGGGCTATGGACATGGGCTACCCGATCTCACACTGGGTAGTCGAGGTCAACGCAGCCCAACGATTCCTTCTGGCACACGACTTTGTTCGCAAATGGCAGTCCCGCCACAACGTAAACGTAATTGCACACACCACTAGCCGTAACAAGATTGACGAAAATCTTGGTGTGGAAGCGTTGCTTCCACAGTTGTTCCGTTCCGGTGCGATCCGAACCCCATCTATGCGGGAAAACTGGAAAACACTTGCCTTCATCGAAGAACATTCCTCGTGGACTAGGGACAAGAAGAACGGTACTGACCTTGTGATGGCGTGTTGGATGGCGATGTTGCATTTACCTAACTTGTCACCGATTAGTCGGCCACAAAAGAAATGGCGACCATCTTGGCTGGTGTGATACCTTTATAGGACTTACGCGAACTGAGGTTTTATGGCTATGAAAAAGAAAGCAACACAAAAATCATCTTCTAATGGTGATCTGGCTGGTGACGTTGGAATAATTTACGGTCAGGGACGGTCACGCACAACCCAACGTGTTAGCGACCAAACAAAACGCGCTGTAGAAAAAAAGGCAGCAAAAGCAGTTGGGGCATCTGCAGCAAAAATGCTAAACGCCAAGAAGGTTGCAAAAGGTAAGAAGTAGGTTCAGTGCTTTCCACTGAAGAAATCGTAAAACTCTACGAGCAACGCCGTAGAAATCAAGGTCCTGTTCAAGAGCAGATGCGTCGTGTACGCGATCTAGCCAACGGTGACGTAATTGTTCCATTGAACGAACTTGACAAGAACGCTAAATCTTCGGTAGCAAACCTTTTGGTACAGGGCTTGGATCAGATGTCTATGCGTGTGACATCAACAATGCCATCACCATATTTCCCACCAATCAAAGAAGGCTCTGAGCGTTCCAAGTCGTCTGCCCGTATGCGTAAGCGTGCCATGTTGTCCATTTGGGATCACAACCGTATGCAGATGAAGATGCGCCGTCGCGCACGACACCTCCTCGGCTACTCGCAATCAGCTGTAGTTATCAAACCTGACTTTAAGACTTTGATGCCTGTGTGGTCTGTGCGTAACCCGTTGGACACTTTTGCTGCACCTGTTGATGATCCTGATGATCCGCTACCACAGGACTGCATTTTCACGTATCGTGCCAGCGCGAGTTACCTGCTACAAAACTATGGCGAACTTGTATTAGGGAAACTGCGTTTAGGCAAAATTGCTGCCGACACGAAATACACGATGCTCGAATATGTTTCCCCAGAGTGCATCCAACTCATCGTGCTTGGCGCAGAGGACTCACCGAACCTGACCGTTGGTGAACGTGCTGGTGTTGAAGCGATGATGCTTGAATACATCCCGAACCGTACAGGTATGCCACTAGCAATCGTTGCTAACCGTATTACTTTGGATAAGCCTCGCGGTCAGTTCGATGGTGTGATGGGAATGTATTACACCCGCGCACGACTACAAGCCTTAACTGAGATCGCTATTGAGCGCGGTATCTTCCCTGAAGAATATCTGATCGCTCGACCTGGTGAGAACCCTGAGATTTTGCAGGTTGCTGATGGTAAAGCCGGACAACTTGGTGTTGTGAAGGGTGGCGACATTCAACAGTTGCAACTCAACCCAGGTTATAAGACTGATACAGCACTTGATCGTTTGGAACGACAGGAACGTTTAGAGGGTGCGATCCCTGCCGAATTCGGTGGAGAGTCAGCCAGCAACATTCGTACTGGTCGCCGTGGCGAATCCGTGTTGTCAGCAACAGTTGACTTCCGTGTGCAAGAAGCACAATCAACGTTTGAACAATCCATCTTAGAAGAAGACAAAGTTGCTATCGCTATTGAGAAAGCGTATTGGGGCAACCAAGAAAAGTCTTTCTTCTTCGGACGCAAATCATCTGCCGGTGAAGAAACCTATACGCCAAACAAACTTTGGCAAACAGATTTCCACTATGTCGCATACTCTGCTGCAGGCTCGGATGTGAACTCGCTGATAGTCGGCCTCGGTCAACGACTCGGAACAGGACTTATGTCTAAAGAATCCGCTCGTGAAGCCGACCCGCTTATCAGCGACCCAGACCTAGAACATGATCGCATTATTGCTGAAGGAGTTGAGTCTGCTTTACTTACGAGTATTCAACAACAGGCTTCGGACCCTAATGGTCCGTATCAGCCAGAAGATTTGGCATATCTAACAAAGCTCGTTGTCGAGCAAGACGTACCACTGTTTGATGCTGTTCGTCGCACCGATCAACGCGCTAAGGACCGTCAAGCAACACCTGCACCAGCAGGCGCACCTGAAACGATGCCAGGACTTGCGATGCCACAGATGGGCGGACAGCAACCAATGGGTCCACCACCAGGACCGCAGGGCGCACCACCAATCGATCAACTACTTGCACAACTCGGAGGGTAAATGAGCGACGTACAAGCAGGGACTAACCGTATGGCTGTTCAAGCTGCAACTGGTCAAACCTACGGTAAAGCAACAGAGCAAATGAACGCTCAACGCGCTGTACCAATGGGTGCATCACCAACAGATGCACAGCCAGTACCGGTAAGACCAGGAACCATTGGTGCTTTAACACGCGGAACCGAACGACCAGGTGAACCTGTTACTGCTGGCGCACCATTCGGTGCAGGCCCAGGACCAACAATGGCAGGCATCCAACCAAACACTGCACCAGCGGCAGGAAACAAACAAGATTTAGTTGAGCGTGTCCGCGCAATTTATTCAATGTACCCAAACCCTAATCTCATGGCTCTGATGACTGCATTGGAAGCAGGATGAACTTAGAGGATGCGCTGAAAATACGATCTGAAGTTGATTCATACAACGAATCACAAAAACGTATTAAGCAATACCAAGAGATGTATGATGAGAAAATGGCTGAGGCTTTGGGTCGGGCTTACGCTCAATATCATTGGGTTGCACCAGAAATCCTTGTGCCGATGGTTTTGTCCGGTCAAGAATCTATGTTGCGTGAAGTCTCTAAGGTTTCCGCTAAAGAGGCGATGTCTAGCGGTTTAACTCCTCACATGATGCGTCAGCAGTATCGGGATAAATATGTTCCAAAGGTGGCGTTGAATTGGTAAAGAAACAAGACAAGACACCGACAGAACAACAAACTTTGCCTGTTGCTCCTGCATCAAACCCACCGAAGTTGGGTCCCGCTATTCCGGCGACATACCAGCCTCCACAAGTCACACAGCTTCAGGAAATGGCAGCCGTTTCTGCCAACCCATCAGCAAAAAATGTTCAACAATCTGCAAACATTTCTGCGGCGTTAGAAGGCGCAGGTTTTAAGCCGTCTACGGCTACCCCAATTGAAAGAGTTGGGGAACGCGCCCCGCAAACAGTTTCGGACAGACTTGCAACAATCAACGCCAATAAAAACCGTTTGCCTATGGGTGACGGTGCATATATCAAGAAGAATGGCGAATGGAAGTTTGTTCCAAAGCAACAGTTTCAAGGTGGTTTTAATCCTGGAACTATCACCGATGTGAGCACTGGAGGGTTTGGTGTTAAGGAATATGTTGGAGGAAGATTTGCTAATGATATTCAAACTATTGTCAAAACTCCGTTTGTATATTTCAAAAATTATGGTGGTTCACAAATAGCAAAAGCAAGTTCTAAAACTGTTGACGCAATTCCGTACACTGAATGGGCCGAAAATGTTGTAGGAAAAACTTTGTCAATTGCTGCTTCTGGTGGGTCGACTGCATGGAACATGATGGTCCGTGACCCGTTGAGGGAAACCATGACTGCGGCGATGGCGCCAATACAAATAATAGAAAACTTGTTTATGTTTTCTCCAGCATTGATTCTCAACGAAGATAGTTCAATCGTTACTGCTTCTGATGCGAGCATTTGGGAACAGATGAGAGGAATCCTTACCAACACTACTTTGCTTACTAACGCAAGTCGTGGTGAAGGTTATCTTCCAGGTGGGCCAGCCGAAATTGAAAGAAACAAACTTGAAGAACGTTTGCGTCCAAAAATATATGGTCAAACAGCAACAGTAGGTCGAACAATTGCTGCATTGGGCGTAATAGCCGACGTGTACGAAGCTGGCGACGACATCCATAGTCTGATAAGCGGCACAACCGACATGGGTTTTCAAGTATTTATGGACCCATTGAACGTTGTTCAAGCTCCTAAAGTTTTACGTGCTTTACCAGAGGCAGTCACCGCATCTGCTGCATCTGCTTCGGCAACAAGAAAACTGGTTAAGGCCGGAGTTGCTTTAACGCCGGAAACAATTGCTAAAGCCGACGAAGTTGTGTCAATGATTGACGAGGCTTCACAGCTATCTGAAGCCGCTGTAAGTCTTGTTACCCGCCAACCAGGGATCACTTGGTCCGGTGACAGAAACATTATTGCTCGCGGAGGACAACCATTAGACCAATTTCTTGATATTGGGCCAGACGGTCCAACAAACATAGGGAACTTGATTGGACCTGGACTTTATGACACAGACCTTTCACCACTTGCTACTTCATACAATGTTGAAACAAGGTCAGGAACTCGCCTGCTCAATCTTGGCGATGAAACAGTAACCGTTCCTGAAGTTAGCACCGTTCCTGGCGAAGCGATGGTGTACGAGTTTGAAACACCAACAGAAAACTTTTTGACAATAAATGGCGAGGACGCTTGGCCCACTGATCCAAATGTGCCGTGGAACCTTCGTGCAGCAGTACAAGAACTTGGCTACACACCAGAAAACTTGCTTGAAATTGAAAGAAAACTTGTTGAGTTAGGTTTTGATCCCTTGCCAGGTGGTTTGCGACTTCCCCCTAACCCTGAAGATTTCTTTAGGGGGATCAACGACACTGGAAAACTTGTTGATGTAAGAAATTTGCTTGCCATGCCCGAATCTTGGTTAAAGAATCAATTGTCAATCAATGAACGAGTAATAAGGTTTTTTGCTCAAAGAAAATTACGTTACCTGTTTGATGATTCGATAGATCAAGCACCATTTGTAAATTTCGGTGATGAAATGTATGTGAAAACGGAAACTGTTGTAAACCCTGAAACTGGATTTATAGAAAATTCAGGAGTTGCATATTCAGTTAAAGGTGAATCTCTTTCTTTTGCAATAGATAACCCAACATCTGCATCAAATTATAGGCCAGCACCAGTCCAGGCTTTGCAAAGGCAAATTGAACAATGGTCGCAATTTCTTGAAGATTCCGAAGCCGGTCCTTTTATTGCTCAAAAAATAGATGAAGCACAATCTTTGCAAGAACGACTTTCTTCTGTGGCAGGAAAATTTATTCAACGAAAAACTGCGGCATCTGCTTCTGAATTGCAAGGCTTAAAACTTGATAAAGCCATTTTCGATGAAACTGTTTCTGAGTTTAGAGAAGTTGCAAAAGAATTTCAAAATTTTATTGATGAACTAAAGGAAATGACAAAAGCCTTTGAGGGTAGGGATGGCGTCCCTTTCGACTTGTCAAAAATAAAATCAATACCAAATTTTGAAGATTTGCCAAGCCGCGCAAAGGCGGTCCTTGCATATTCTGGAATAACAGATAATGTTTTTGAAGAATTTGTGGACCAAACTTTGTATAGATTGCGTCTTGGTGTTGACTTAAATTTTGATATTGGCGACGTTGGCCCATTCAGAGGGATGAAATTAAAATTAGATAGAAATAACATTTCTGATTTGAAGTTAGATAAATTTCAACCAGATGTCATTCCTTACGAAACTCGCACACTAGATGTTGTGAACGACTGGTTCAAGTTGAAAGGTGTTGATGCGATCAGTTATGACGGTGGTGTGAGAATCAACTCTGATTATGGTCAGCATCGTGCAAGAGTTGTTTTGTCCCCGTCAAAACTAAAAGTTAGATCAGCCAGAACTGGTGAAATGTTGCCTACCGTCCGCGCTGCTGAACTTATACGTCAGGGAGACAGACTTGAAATAACAGCAGAAGAAATTGCTCAGGCACAAGGATATTTAGACGAACACGGTCTTATCGATGCTGCGTACAAGAGCGTTGCTGCTGAACCGTATTCCCTTTGGAAGATTTCTGGTCGCGGTCAAAACACGTTCAAAGCTATTGCGTCTGAAGGAAATGCTTACGAAATTTGGATGAAGTTCCTTAAAGGTAAATCGCCTCGTTTGGCACAGAAACTTTCTGAGGCAACCACCCCTGAAGCGGTTGAGGCTGTGTTTGATGCTGCGAGGGCGAGCCTTGACCCACTGGAAAGTATAGCCCCTGGTGGTTTGCCTGGTTGGAGCGGCAACGTAATTGGTGAAGCTGGTTATCGGACCAAACAGTTGATTTCTAAAAACTCCCGTATGGCCGCAACACTCCCACGGTCAAATGTTCTGCCGATCAACGATTTGGCTGCTGGAGCAAACCACCTTCACGACACAATGATTATTCTTAAAACCCCAGATGACGCTAGATCGGCTTTGATGAACGAATACATCAGGATCGTGTCTCAGGATGATGCGGCATTGATCCGTGGCGATCTGTTTGACTTCGCCAAAGAATTCAAAAACGTGGTTATCAAAGAAAAAATTCAACCAGTAGTCGACAAACTAAAAGCACCTTTGAAGAAAACGTTTGAGGAGATGACTCCTTTTGAACGTGTCACAATGAAACGTCGAACTGAACTTGTGGCAGAAATCGAGGAGGCGGTTCGTAAGGCTTCAACATTTTTGGTTTCACGAGAAGAAGAAATCGTGCGTTATGTTTGGGACGATGTTGGCAAAGGTGTAACCCTCGACTACCTAGAGGGCAACGGTATGGGGCCAATGTATTTGGCTCAACAAAGAACGAATGACATCAGCCTGTTGCCGTTTGATACGGACGAACTTGACCAACTTCTTGATCTGACTTCCAATTGGGCTGAGTATTCACTGCTTGCCCGTGTTACCCCTGGCATGGGTCAAACATTGGATGTTCTTGATAATGCGATGGCTAAGGCTTTCTGGTTGCAGACTGTTTGGAAAAAAGCGGTTCTTTTTTCTGGCCGTTACGTGCTTCGTGTTGTCCCAGAAGAAATGATGCGTAACTCTTTGTCCGGACAGTTTGGTAACGAGTTTGGTTATGTTGCAGAAATCTTTTCTGGTCGCATGAATAAAGACATTTATGGTCGGGTCATGCCACGAATATCTGAGGCTGATGATATTGCATTGAAACTTGACGAGGCGTTGAACGTTTTGCCAGCTCGAATTGAGAGGGCGGAAAGATTGGGCAATACCAAGTTGGCTGACAAGTTGCGTCGCAAACTGGACAAGATTGATGTTGCTGCTGAGCAGGCACGTCTTGATGAAATTGATTTGATCCTGGAATCCGAGGTTGCTTCAGCCCGTGATGTGATGATCGGACCATCTCCAACCAAAGCTGGTGACACCGCTTTAGGAAACCTTGTTGCTGGTCATGTTCGGGCAAGTTCGCAGCAAACCGTTTTCAGAAGTGAAAACCCTACCTTGTGGTTGAAGGGTGTTGCTCAGGCATCTATTGATCGTGGTGCTGATGTGTTGGGTTCTGCTGTTGCTCGCGCTTTGCAGACAGGCTCCCGTGGTGCTTTGGAAAAATTGGCTAATGAAATGTTTGAGGGGTCGTTAAGGAAACCTTATGAATCGTATTTCAAAGGCTTGGGTAAGTTAAGTCCAGATTACGAATGGGACACTCTTGCAGGTGCAAGGAAATACGTTGAGTATGTGGTGGATGACTTGCAACAGGTAACTGGCGGACACCCTAAATTGTTGGGTGCTATTGCCAACAACGGTGTAATTATTGGCGGTGAAACATTCTCTCTTGGCCGCAGGACCGCATACGGGAACATCCCGTCACCGGAGTTTATGAGCCTGCTAAAAGCCGGTGATCCTGATGATTTGTCTACACCTATTTTTGCTGAATGGTCCAAAGCCCCAGAAGCAACAATGGTGTTCCCCCGTGTTTCACAGTTTGATGAAGAAAAATCTGCTGGCATTTTTAGTTGGTTTATGCAGAACGCTTATGGTCGCGCATCAGACAAATTCGCTAGAATACCAATGTTTAACGCACGTAAATGGAACTTGATTGCCGACATGATTCCGTTGCTTAGCAAAGAAGAAGCACTGAAACTAAAGACTTCTTTACCTGATCTGAACCTTCCACAGCACGTCGTCGAAAATATCCTTGACAACATTCCACGGGCTAAAGGCACTGGCACATTAGAAAAACTTGACAACCTTGCTGGTTATCGAGCAGTTGAAGACACGATCAACCTGTTGTTTGACTCACGCAAGAAAACTTTGTTTGGCTACAACCATAGGATCTTGTTTCCATTCTTCGATGCTTTCCGTGAAGTTAGTGTCCAGTTAGCAAAAACTGCAATCAACCCTCTTGCCACCCACAAGATTGATAAAGCTGCTGAGGCTTTAGGGAACTTGCAAATTGGTGGGCCTGGTCAAACCAACATCATTGGACCAGGAGACATTGACCAAGATGGCAAGAACGAAGGCTTTGTTTATCGTGACCCACAAACAAACTCTTTAAGTTTCAACTATCCCCTTATTGGTGGCGCGGCACGAGCATTGACTGGCATCCCATTTGACTACAAGGTAAGTGTTGGTTCTTTGTCAATGGCTACAAGCGTTATTCCGTCAGTTGGGCCGTATGTCGCTTTGACCTACACCGCTATCCCTAATAGACAAGGCGAGGTTTGGGACAAACTCAATAAGGTGTTTATCCCTTACGGTGAGCCATCCAACGAATTGCAAGACTATTTCACTCCTTTGGCACTCCAGCGTTTCGCACAAGGTTTGGCTGCTGGAACACCATTTGAGCGAGTGTCACAGTTCTTGGGCAACCCGAACAA